AGCTAAGAGCTCTTCATCTGTGTAGCCCTTATAGCCCTTACCAGACAATAATGGCTCTGATTCTACAGGTTTAAACTTACGTCTACGCGTAGGTTTAGGTTGATTAGGGTTAACAACAAGCTCGACTTCTGAAGTCTTTAGACTAACAATACCTAATCGGTGCATGGTTTTAGCCAATGCCGCCAATTCTTTAGGTGAGATCATTATCGATACATTCTTTTCTTGAGACGGCCTTTTCGAAGATCTTCTTTACTGAGCTCTTTATCTTCAGAATTTTGATTTAGATGATTGCTGTGCTGCTCTTCTTGTTTAGATTCGGCGGCATTTGATTGATCCCGGCCTTCATCTCGATCTTTAGGATCATTCTCATCTAGATCTTCTGTAGTCTCATTTTGACGAGAAATCTCTAGATCTTGGAGATCTTCACGAGGGCTCCCACCATCATCAATAATGTCGGGATCTTCCATCATTTTCTTCTTTTTAAGTCTGATTAATTCTGACATTTTCTTTGAATCGCGCATTATTTACCATCCTCGATATTTAAAACTAAAGCCCGAATAGCATCGAGCATTTTTGAACAATCTTTACGATCAATAGAATCTAATAGTTCCTGGGAGATACCATCAAGAAGTGCCTTACTATCGTCAATTTCCCCACCTTCTGCGTAATCCGCATTATGAAGAGCAGCGGCTACTGCTTGTTGTTGAGGATGGCCGGCTTCTACCATCTCATGAATGTTCTCGCCTATTACTTTTTGGCTATGGCCCGGTTTAAGTGGCATTTTACTCTTTACCTTCTTGTTTTATCATTCTTACAATTTCTTTAAGGGCGGAGCGAATAGCTCCAATATCTTTCTTATGAAGGGAGGTCATTAGTTCTTGGACCAATGAATCCAGGATAACTTGATCGTTAGTTCTATCAGAATCCCTGATTATTCCACCACTTGGCTGATTTTTCTTATTTTTTAGGAAAGGTAGCTCCATAATACTGATTATGCGTATAATAGAGGTTTTTAGATGTATTTAACTAGTGTTTACGCCATTTATCGAGATTTTCGAGAGGGTTGAAACCTAGGCCAAAGGGGTCATCTCTCATCTTAGCTTCAGCTACCGCGTGTTCGTATGCATGTAGCCGCATCTTCTCTTCTTCTTCATTAAAGAACTCGGGACTTCCTATTTGGGTAGATTTAACAGGTGGGGTATAGGTATAGGCAGGAGAGTAGTGAAACGCGTATAAAGCGCTATCTATTGCGTCAGAATGGCCCTTTACGACGATTCGATCGGGAGTTGATTTAGTTCTATCCTTTTCTAACAAACTGCAATCCTGGGCAAACCTGGACGTCTTAGCGGCCTTAAAATTACCGAGTCTGAGAGCGTTATTAAGTAAGGCATAGTTAGCCATCTTTTGAGTCTTGTCGGCTGCCTCGATAGGGATGGGATAACGCATCTTAAGGGACTCAACGATCTTTTTACCTAAGCCGCCAGTATCAGCCACTACTTTACAGAAGGTATACTTCTTAAACAAAGTAGCTATCTGGTTCATTAGAGGCTCTATTTGTTGATTAGGGGTAACTACCTCTTCAACAAGATATGTGACAGGACTTGAGTCAGACCAAGCGAGAACAGACAGAGAATCGGCATCGTTAAAACCCAAGTCAATGCCAAGAATAAAATTGTATTGTCCGGTAGGCAAAATAGCATAATCATTCCTCCCAGCTTCATATTCCAATATAAGGGAGTTTTTGTCAAGTACCCATCTACCAAATGACTCACGTTGTATACTAGGATGATCTATTGTAACGCCCCGCATATCGCAGTCTTGCTGGATAAGTTGGTCTACGGTCATTTTGGATTTCTTTTCAATCCATGGATTCTTATGTAAAGTCCATGCATGATGACTCCACTTGCTGCTATGGGCCATATCATAGAAATAACCACTAGGTATAGGCCCTGGAGTACCAATGAGTCTACACCTTCCGTTTGTATCATAGAGTCGTTTAATGAGGATATCTTCAACAAGTTCTTTAAGATGGCTTCTAAAGGCTTGGCATTCGTCGACGTAGGCAAGAATGACATTACTTAAACCCCTAAACTTTTCAATTTCAGTCTCGTCACTAGCACCAGAACAATAAATAATACTACCATTAGAAAATTTAACTGATAGTTCTGTTTCATTAAACTCTGCCCTTATTTTAAAGGTTCTGATGATTCGTCTAAGATCAGCCCATATAATTTTCTTAGCCGAAGCTCGCGATAGCGTAATATATAATCCCACAGTACCGGGTGAGTTTTGAGCAGTGTCAACAAGATCTGCAGCACACGAGACTGTCTTGCCTGCACGAACTGAACAAACAGCTGTGGCAAAACGAGCAGGATCTCTAACAAATGAAAGCTGCTCATGAAAAAGGTAATCTTCAATAACAAATTTAGGTGCTTCTTTAGCCTCAAGAACACGTTTAGCTACCTCTCGTTGTAAAGCCTTATTACTTGCTTTCATTTAACAATTGTTCTAACTCTTCTTTTGACATCTTCTTAAGCCTATCCTTCTCTTCTTTAACAAGATTAGAAAGAAGGCGGACATAAGAGCCTAGTGATTCGCTGTGAGCAGGTTTAAGTTTACCTTCAAGACTAAGCTTAGAGAGATTCTTAATCTCACGGCGCAGGACTTCCTTGCCCTGTTCCAATACTTCTACAAGATCTACTTCATCCTCTTTAGACGGTACAGGTTCCTTAAGAACCTCGGCTATAGGATCTTTAGGGTAACGCTTCATAAATAGGCGCAGATTACATTCGCAAGAGGAATAACAAAAGCGTGGCCCTTGTATTCACAAAATAAACCATCTTGATTATACTTCATCTTAACGCCGGTGATAGCGCTGTGGCCAATACCAGAACCGGGTTTATCGTAGGCTGAAGTAGCTTGCCCACCGCCGCCAGGAAAAGGGACGGATTGATGAAAAATAGCTCGAGTTACGTCTAACCCTTCAAATACTTTTTTATATGTTTCGATAATAGCGTTTGGTCTAACTTCTGTTTCAGGCATTACTTATCTCCTATTGGGTTGAACTCTAATTGTTTCTTCTTACCTATTGCTAAGCCTACTGGCGTAGACCCTGTAAACCTAACAAAGTCCATATTCTGAATTAGAATATTGAATATACCTTGTTTCCTGTATTGGCGTTTTGTATACGCCCAGTAAAGTGTTTGGTCGTTATAAACAATATAACCAACGTCTACAGTTGGGGCATCTTCGAATACCGCTACATCTACTTTAGTACCCGGTTTATCAAGTAAATCTTGGATATACTGGCCGTATTCTTTAAAGTAAAGATCTTGGTCCATTTCGTTAAAGTATTTACAGCCAAAGTAATTACCTTTAAGCCAAGTAGAGAACACTATACCTTTATCTTGTTTTGTAACTGGCCTAACGATTACTTTCATTTTCTATTCACTCTTCTAGCTTTACGTTGAAGTTTCCGTTTAATACGTTTCTTATTCCTATTCTCATGAAAATGCACAACTATAGGTGTTTTCTTTTCTTCACTCATTTTGGCATCCCGTTTAAAGTTATCTTCTGAATAATACTATTGATAGTCACATGATTACTCGTGAACCTTTTGTTCTCTTTCTTGATCGTTTTTTCGATTTGCCGAAGCGATAACCCTTCAGTATGTAACTCCCAAATCCTACGATGAATGGCACGTTCAAAAGGATAAGTATTAAGAACGTCACGGCAATTGCTATAGTATCTGGTGCGACTTTCATATTCCTCTGGCGTTACCTTCCTATATCTAAAGTTATCCCAGTTCTTAAGAAGAGGTTCGTTAAGGGTCATATCCTCTACGTCTTCAAAACCGGACTTCTCTAGTTTCTTATACCACCGTTCCTGAAGTTCCTTAAATTTCTTTGTGCGAAAGGGATTCTGATCCATTAGAAGACACCTCAGCGGCTTTTGCAGCCTTGGCAGTATCTTCTCGTTTTTGTTTGATCTCTTGGATCTTCTCGTATGCTACTTTATTAGCCATC